CATCCCCTTTTACTATTAGCGTTTGTCCCTTTGTAACCTTATTAGCGTTATCACCTTCTAATTTAAAGAAAATCATGTTATCACTTGGTCTTACATAATAAAAATTTGTAAATATAGTTTCATAAGTGCCTAAACTTGGTTTAACAACAAACTTGTATTTTTTGGCCCAGTAAGGAGCAATACTGTTTACTTGAACTAAAAGTTTATTTACACTAATTGAATTTGCTGGTTCAATATATACTGTATTATACTCTGAAACCAATACAGTAGAGGCACGAGCGTATTGATCCATATAAACAATTCCTGTTTCATAATCCCTATTACTATGTAAGCTTGTAGTGTCATTATCTGAAGTGAATGTAATGTTTCCAGAAATAAATCTAAAAAACTCAAACATATCTGTTGTTATTGGAGCTGCTGGATCTGTAACATCTATAGCTTGATAATTCATTGCAATTACCTGTAACTCAAATGTATCAGATCCTGGAACTACCGCAGTTAATGCAAACCCTTGCTGTGCAGTTGCATCAGTTATACTACTATTAAATTTGGTAAATGTACAGGTGTTAGCTGGAGCAGATAAATAATTATTAAATAAATCTGTTAAAGAATTTCCTGTATCTGCTAATGGCAAAGTCTTAAACCTTCCATCTGATAATATACCTGTTCCTATTGCATCTTGAAACTGAGCTGAACTTACAAAATCATAAACAGAAGAATAATCTTCACTTAATGTAATAGATATTGTTAATGGAAAAATTGCGTTTTTAAACTCTTCATTATCAATGTAACAATCAGTAGTGGTTGTTCCTGTTAATTTAGCGTGTTCAAAACGAAAAGACAAACCTATTACAGCACCTACTTTTAATTTATCAGAAATTTCAGCTAAATTAACAGTAATTTTACTATTATCTATATTTTCAGTTGTTCCAGAAAGAGTATAAGCGCTACCATTCCCTGGCTCTGGAATTGTTAAAGTTATAAAATCTACGTTTTTTGAAACGTAAGAGGTTGTATAGTTTAAAGCAATGTTTGATCCAACAGCACTCCCTCTTCTAAAGTTATATCCATCTATAAAATTACCATAAAATAACCTATTACTCATTATTGTTTGAGCTTTTGCTACCCTTGGAACATTATCATATTGTCTTAATAACTCATCCCCACCTATTGTAGTATAAATTTTACTATTTGTAAAAGAATAAGTTTTAGACGTATTGTCTGCCCATCCATAATCTTGTTTTTTAAATCGCTCTATTACAAAAATAGAATTTGAAGTTGTTTCTTTATATAGTAAGTCTATTTCTAAAACACGCTTACTACCAGTATTAAAAGTTACAATTGCTCCGTTGTATCTATTGACCATTCCACCGTTTAAAAAGTTTCTTGTATCAAAAGTAAATGTGCTTGCTGCAAAAGCTGGTTTTGTAAATAAAGAAGTAGCGCTATATTGGTTGTCTTGATATCTGTATCTATATGCAAAACAAACAAATCTTTCTTTTAAGTAATTCTCATTACCAGGTAGGTTTACAAGTTGAACTAATGGCGCAGCTAAGTTTACATTTGATCCAACTACATCTTCAAACCCAGGCGGCTTAACTATTACAGATATATCTTCTTCAACAATCTGATCTGTATTACCAACTGGGTTAGGATAATTTCTTCCTATATTTATCATTCGAGGAGGATTTAAATCATCTGTAAAAAACAGTAATTCTCCATCCACTAAATCAACCGCTGTTATTAAATACTGAGGATCAAAATTTAATACTGTAGTAGAAACCACATGATATTGAACAACTTGATTCTGAGTATTATAAGAAACTATTAAATCAATACCTCCGACTTTAGCAGAAAAATCTTTATCATGTATAAACCAATAGATGTTCTCTCTCATTCCATCCTCATAAGCTCCTATACATACTGCTGTTGAAGATATAGACGTGCCTTCAAACTCAATTGTTGTAAGTTTTTGATTACCCCTGGAGTTTTCTACAGCTCCTATTTCAGTGGTTTCTGTAGCTCCTAAACGAACATTCATTGCGTCAATATATTCTCCAGGAGGAAGAAGCCTTTCATCGATAGACTTATTCATTCTACCTGCCGTAAAATTTGTTGTAACTATTGGCATATTATTTTATCCATTTATTCTGACCTCTCATGTTCATTAACAATCGACCAGGGTGTATATTACTTAATCTAATTTTTGCATTTCTTAACAAAGAGGACTTATCTTTTCTTGCTCTATTAATTACATACTCTGAAACACCTACTCTTCCATTTAATATAACGTATCTAATATAAGCGTATATATATTCTTCAAATAATTTATTTACATGAACATCGGTGTCGACTCCATTTTCCATTCCATCTGAAACATATTCTAAAACAATAGAAGAAGAAGCAATTATATTACTAAAGTTAATTACACCTGCTTGCTTATTAATTGTAAATGTAGGATTAGAATTTGCAGTCTCTGTGTTTAATCCAAAGCGTGCGCCTACCGCATAATTAAAACACCATACACCATTTATACAGTATCCTTCAGAATTATTGTAAGGACTACTCGAGTTTAAATATATGCTCGGAGCTGTAGCTGACATTTGGTTTAAATTTAATTCTGACTCTTGAGGACTTAACGCATTACCATCTTGATCAAATAATACATTTGACTGATTGTCTTGTAAATATGCAGAAGACCAATTTGTTTGAATATTTTCTGACAATGGATGTAATACTCCATTTACAAATTGAGAAATACGTACCCAATTTACGTAGTCTGGAGGTAATACAAAACGCAATTGATCCGTAATGTCTAACTGAAGAATTTTAATTTCCTTCATCGCGTCATAATTTAATTCTTGTATCCCTCTTTTAGCGTGAAATAAAATTTGATACCTTTCAATATTATTTATTAACTCGTGATTACCTTGATACATTAACATGAAATTGTTAACTATATCAGATAAAGAGAGGAATTGATACGATCCATGATTTAAATCAGTTGGATTGTTTCCTGAGTTTTGATAATATGCGTAATCATTTATATATGCCATAATTATTGTTGTTGTTGATTATCCATTATTTCTGCATTTTGACCAAACTCAATTACATCTTTTTCTCTAATTTCAAGACCAACATATTGGCAAATCTTAGCTATTAGAATAGGTTCATCTGACAACGGTAATTCAAAGTCTTGATAATCAGCATTTGTAGGATCAAATAAAGGCTCTCCAGCTAATAATGTAGCGTAAGTCCAGTTTGGTGTTAAAGGGTATCTAACGTACTGTGAGGTGACTTGACCGATTGTATTAATAGTAATTGGAAACGCTTCTGCTACAAGAGCATTTTGTGTGTAAGCTGGATAACCAATGTTTGGTTTTGTTAAAACAGAATTGTTTAACATTGTTATTTTACTTTGAGCAACTCTTTCAGCTTCAATAATATCATTAGCTGAATAGATGTTATAAGTTTTTCCTATATTATCCCATACGGATGTTCCAAACGTTGGAAACACTAAAATATTAGTTGCACTAACTACTTGTGAAACAGTGGTGTTATAAACCACTCCTCCTGTAATAGTAGAAACTATATCTCCAACAGCCACTCCAGCCACAATAAAGTCTGCTGTAGTGTCGTTTACCGCTGTAGAACCGCCATTGGTCGAAGTTGTTACTCCTGCCGCTAATTCTTTAGTAAAGACCATCATCTTATTAATTAAATAATAATCAGCTGGCAATGTATATAAATTAGTTTGAATGTTTCCTGATTGAGTTGTAGCAGAATTAAATAAAGGTCCGTTAACATAGAACGTGTCTATAACTTCTAAAAGTCCTTTTGATATATCAGCATACCCTGTGCCTGATGCACGACCAATTTCTTTTACTATTTGATTATTGTACGCATAAAAATAATCTTCAAACATATCCATTTGAGACTGCGCACAATAAAGATTGAAATCTTGTGGAGATATGTAACCGTAATTATTTTTGTTTGCTATTGCTAATACAGTATTTCGTACTTCGTTTATTGGCATAATTAATTCTTTTTACAAAGATAACAAAAAAAAAGAGGTTACTTTTTTTTAGTAACCTCTCTTTAATTGTTTAATTAATGCCCTTATGCATTAACAATACTTGTTACAGCTTTTGGAAGACTTACCTCGAAAAAAGGATTCTGCCAAGATGTAGCTAATGCTATTTCCATATTATCTAATATAGAATTGTAAACATCATGAGCTACTTGAGCTGCTGTTGTAACTGTTGTAGTAGTTCCATCAACATAATCAATTGTAACTGTTACTGCTGTAGCTGTTGCTGTAGCAATAGCTTTGACTCCGTCAAGACTAATCAATTGACCAGTAATAGGAGCATTTGTGATTTTAAGAAATTTTGCCATTTTATAAAAAGTTTTTAATGGGTTAATAAAGTACAAAGATAGCAAAAAAAAAGCCACCCTTTTAAGGTAGCTAATTTTCAGTTAGTTGTTAGTTTTACTTTATTTTATTTTTTAAAAGCTTATAAACTTCTAATCCATCGTCACTTTGCATAAAGGACGCAACTATAAAATTAACGTCTTCTCCAAATGGAACTGTAAGCATTTTCTTTTTATTGTTTGGAAGATTGTAATAAACATCTTTACTACTATTTTTTAGTGTCAATAAACTTGTGTTAAAAAATTGATAAACATCGTCCATTAATTCTAACATAGGATCATTAATAGTGTCTAAGAAATCATCTGGATTATTTTTAGCATAAACTAATATATCTCTTTTAAGTTCAGCTGTTGTCATATTTTCTACAGCATTACCCATTAACACTCTACATATTTGTGTTAATTTAGAAATGTCTTTAGTGATTTTTTTAGCTTCTATTTGAGCTTCTAATTCATATTCTACCCATTCTAATTCAGCCGCAGCATCACGTTCTTTGTCAATTTCTTCAAATACAAATCCGTTACTTGGATGTAGTGCTAAAAATTGTTGTAATACTTGATTTTCTTTACCAACCGATAACATTCCATCCTCAAAAACAATTGGCTCTAATATAGCATTACCATCTTGTTCATTTTCAAAAGGTGACTTTTGATTACGAGCATAACGTAATGGTTCATTAACGCCTGTTTCTTCGTTAAAATGTAATAAAGGTGATCTCGATGAATGTCGAGATGCTAACATGTATGATAAAGGAGATTGACCTTGTTTTAAACGATAGGATTTTGCTTTGTACTGTGATTTTTTTGTTGCCATTATAATATAATTTAATTTGATTTATAAAAAAATAAATACCCTCGTCATTATAACGAGGGTAAATATTACTACTATTTACTATGCATCTTGGAATAAGAAGAAGTTGTTTGCACCTAAAGTACATACAGCTCTTTCACTCAAGAAGTTCACTTCCATTGCATCTAAGTCACTTGTTCTTGCACCACCAGCAGAACCAGTAATCCAAGACTTGTAACGTCTGTCTTCAGTTTCTGAAGCTCTGTAACGAACATGTAAGAATGGTCTCTTAGCGTTC